GGATTTCGTAGTCGTCGTATGGGTCGTAAGTAAACTCTACACCGTTTTCAGAATAGAACTTGTAGAGTTTCTTGTAAATCTTTGGATGCTGACGATCCAGATCTACTTTATTTTCTACTGCGTCAGTCAGAAGATGAAGACTCTTCTTGAACTTAGAGACAACTGAACTGCGGGACATTTCTTTGATTGATTACTCCGTTATTATAATATGGAAAGAGGGGTCTGGTCAACCCCCCTTGGACAATATTTAGAGTGTCACTTCTTTACTGAGGCAACTGATTTCCTAGGCACCTTGTACTGAAACCGATCACTCAAATCGTAGACCAGTTCATAATTTTCAGTGAGTACATAATAACCAGTAAGATCTTTACCATTGTCTAACCACCCATAACTGATAACCCGTTCATTGACATCACGCAAATCAATTTTCTTATCCGTGTTGAGATAGTGGTTGAAACGTTGGTGAAGGTTGATCATCGGACCTCGAAGTTTAGTTTGCGAACTTTGCGTTTGCGTCGTTCCTCTTGGTATTTTAGGTCAGCATTTGACAATATTGCACTGTTCTTAATATTATCTACAGGATTGAGCAATAGAACTTTAGACAGATCAACAGCAGTGATCTTATCACCTGTGATTGTAGTCATGTTTGAACACCCACATGACTGTGTTTTATTGCTAGCAACCAACTCTGTGTTGCATTCTTTGCATCTTACGGATAACATTTGAGATCATTTAACCTCCTTAATATGGGAAATACTGGATTCGAACCAGTGACTTATTGCTTGTAAGGCAACCACTCTACCGCTGAGTTAATCTCCCTGGAGCGGGTGATCGGACTCGAACCGACGACATTCAGCTTGGAAGGCTGACGTTCTACCACTGAACTACACCCGCAAAAATTTGGTTACTTAAAAAGCAAGTTAATGTATGCTGCTACAACCAAAAGAGTAAGACAGATTTGATTGTAATTCACCAAATAATTTCATATCAAATCATATTATAGCACACTATGCACCAGTCCACATGGTATTGGGATCAAACTTAGGTTTTGCAACCTCTGCCCAATCTTTCTCAAAGATTTCCATGCCTTTATCAGTGAGAATGTGGTTGTACATATCCTCAAAGACTTTAGGTGGCATCGTTACAACCTCAGCACCGTTGTACCAGGAACGAACGGCACGTTGGACACTACGAATAGAAGCAGAAAGAACTTTTGTCTTTACTCCTTGGACTTGATAGAGACTTGCAATAGACCGTACTACTTCAAGTCCTGCGACTGACTGGTCATCGAGTCTTCCCACAAACGGGCTGACATAAGTAGCACCTGCCTTAGCAGCAAGAATTGCCTGAGCAGCAGAGAAGATGAGCGTGACATTTGTTCTGATACCATCCTGAGAAAAATAACGACATGCCATCAAACCATCATGGGTACAAGGAATCTTGATGGTAGCAACATTACCGAACTTTGCACTAAGACGACGACCCTCTTCCAGCATCTCAGTCCAGTTGCCCATGACTTCCATGCTGATGTCTTTGACACCGATCTTTACGATCTCTTGGTAGACTTCTTCTGGATCTTTGCCACTCTTCATAATAAGAGTGGGGTTGGTGGTAACACCATCAACCAGACCAGTATTAAAGTGTCTTGCGATTACTCCCGTGTCGGCAGTATCAAGAAAAATTTTCATGACGAATGTTTTCTCACTTCAGTATTATATAGCTTAATCTCTTTGACGCCAATCATCTGGTTTATCACGATTAAACCAATCTACAATTTCATCAGCACTACCAAACCCCGTTCTGTGATTGGATGGGTCGGGGTCTCCTAGTCCCATCCTATTCATAAAATCATCTAAACTACCCTCCTGCATATTAGGGTTAGCAGCTTGCCGTCTTGCTTTTTTCAATAACTCACGAGCAGTTGTATTTGCTTTACCTAACTTTTCTGCCCAGATCATATCTTCTAGATCTACGTTCTCTCCTAATGCGATTTTTCTGCAGATGCCTTCAAGACGAAGACGATACTGAGTAGATAGCATACTAACCTTCCGATAGATAATGTTCTAGTTGATTAATTCTACTAAATTCTTGGTATGCTGCCTCTGAGCGGATATTGAGAATGTCACGAATGTCATCCATAATAAAAGATGGATCAACATAATCATCCAGATACTTGTCGATTGCTTCTTTCAAGTATCTATATCTGTGCCACTCAGGACTGTAAGGTTTGTAGTCCATAATGTAATCTCATACAAATTTATTTAGACCTATTATAATACTTTATAAACTCATTGAACGTGTATTCAGCAGATTCATATAATCTTGTCATCTTTAAATCTCTTTCTGCTACCTCTGGAGAAACTAAATCTAATCCAGCAATAGTCCAATGCCAAAGACCTATTGCTGCTACACCAAATCTCAGTCCAATTTCGTCATGCCCGACTACTTTATACTTAGATCTTTCAATAATATCTTGTACATGTTTGCTAACAATCTTCTTATCTCTAATCCATCTCCAAAACTTGGTATCAGTTCTACCTCCCTGATAGTGTAGAGAAACAAAATCAGATGTGAGATCATACATTTCAGCAACTCTTTTGTTGTATGATCTTCTATTCTCACTAATATTTACTTCCTGTTTCTGTGGTAACAAAAAATCATCTACAAATAAAATAATTTGTGCGATAGTTGTGTGAATAGAAGTTGCCTGCAATGGTTCCATGAAGGCAGAAGAAACTCCCATAGAGACAACGTTGTTCTTCCATGCACACTCACCCCTACCAGGATCAAATTTGATCGGTTTGAGTGGTGTGATTTTCTTATTGAGATTCTTCTCTACTTCTTCCTGTGCCTGTTCTGGTGTGATGAACTTATCATTATAAACATATCCACAACCCTTTCTGTTCTGTAGGGGAATAGTCCACATCCATCCACTAGACATTGCTGTTGCAGTTGTCCACGGTTCAATCTTTTCACCAGATTCATAGTCTAAGAAAAATGGCAATGCTGAATTCATTGGTAGATGTTTTTTAAACGATCTCCATTTAACACCAACCTCTTTCATCAAGACTCTACGGAATCCAGAACAGTCTATAAACAAATCACCCTCAACTTTTTCACCATTCTTTAATACTAATTTTTCAATGTCTCTAGTTAGTAAGTTCTTTTTCACAGAAGAAACCACAGAGTCTACACACTTGACTCCATCACCCAAACAAATTTTCTTGAAGTATTGTCCAGTCTTGTGTGCATCAAAATGAAGGGCAGAATACTGGTCAAAGTTTTTTCCAGTCTCAAAATCCATTCCTAACTTAGATGCTACATGTATTTTTTCATTCCCATACTTTGCCAAGACATATTTAAAAACAATATCATTAACGTCTGAGGTTGTAATAGTTCCATCAAGTGGAGAGAAGAAATCATATCCCTTCTTGTTCCAATTGATAAAATTAATTCCCATCTTGTTAGATGCGTTTGTATATTTCACAAACGCATCAAAGTCAGTTTCTCTAGGAAAGAAATCCCCTTTTGCAATACCAGTTATTAATCCAGTTCCACTTTCACCAACACCAAGAATACCAATCTTGGATGGTTCAATAACTGTAATGTCATGAGATCTTGGTTGAGAAGAACTAATGTAGTACGCAGTCAACCAACCAGCAGTGCCTCCACCAACGATTACAATTTTCATTTTGTGATTACATTGTATATTAATTATAAGCCACTCGTCGGACTTGAACCGACGACCTACGGTTTACAAAACCGTTGCTCTATCCAGCTGAGCTAGAGTGGCAAGGCTCCTCCACCTGGGCTCGAACCAGGGACATGGTGATTAACAGTCACCCGCTCTACCGACTGAGCTATAGAGGATTACGGACGTTTTTCTAACATGTATTCAACTGTGGTTGCGATGTCATTCATTGCTGTTCTAAGATCTGGTCTTTGACCTGATTCCATCCAGCAAGTAGTACGACGACCGTCAGTTAAAGTCCATCTCCATAGAGACATACTTGAACAATACCACAGTTTAATATTCATGTGCTCCCTTTTCAAAGACATAGTATCTAGGAAAGATGGAGCAACGTCTCAGGAGGGATTCGAACCCCCGACCAACTGCTTAGAAGGCAGATGCTCTATCCTGCTGAGCTACTGAGACAACGGAGAGGGAGGGATTCGAACCCTCGTAGAGGTTACCCCCTAACAGCATTTCCAGTGCTGCTCCTTCAACCACTCGGACACCTCTCCAAGTGATGTGTATATTATATATCAGAATGTCTGAGAAGTCAAGCAAGGACTAGTTTCTTGACATACTGATAAGAGTAATGCTCACGATTACCCTTGATACCCCAACCTAACCAATAGTAGGCACCCACCATATACTGATGAACTGGTTGTCCATGTCCTTCAAACTCGGGGAGAACTTTCTGGAAAGAATACTCATTGATCATGTAACGAGTTTGTCCTTCCAAAGAAGATGGATTGCAACCATACTTCTTACAGAACTTTCCAAGACCAAGATAACGATTTGTGGAAGTCCATTGGATCAGACCATAACCACCAGTGTAGCATTTTTCATAAGGAACTCTAGCACCACCTTCACAGATATTGGCACGAAAACCAGACTCTTGTTTGATGTTACCCATGATTGTAGCAAGAGCATTACGATCAGAGATATTCGTATTCTTTTGCAGTTCCTTCAGAACATACTGTTCATTAGGATTGCAACCAGGGCACTCCCAGGTCTTCTCCACAACTTCTAACTTGATTGCCTTCTTCTCATTGACACTTACATCAACGGGAGGAGGATTCTTGATTTCACTGATGCTTGGATATGCACAAGCAGCAACAGGAATAGTCAGAACAAGTGGAGCAAGTAATTTGTTAAGCATTAAAATTGTTGAATTCAGCATCCACTTCTAAGAGTGGCTCAAAGTAATCTTTGCGGTAGTACCTCCCGAGAATATTACTATTGTAGTATGCAGGAGTTCCATCCGTCAAGGATTCGGTAAGGACATTGTTGATGAAGAGTTGCCTGGTCTCTTCAAAGTTGACCTT